TGCTGCCGAACTGACCACCCGAACCTCCTCCGCCGCCCGCTCCTAAACACAAAACCTCAATAAACACAAGGCCAGACGGTTTATTCCAGGTCGTTCCGGCCACATATTGCCTCAGCGTTTGAGTTAACGTTCCGCCGCCCCCGCTGGGGTTGTTCGCGGGCAATGCAAATTCTCCTATAGCCATCAGAAGTCGAAAATATTAAGCGTAACAGTGATACTTGCGCCCGGCAGGTTTGTTGAATAGATCTTCACCGCCCCTGCGCTGCTATCTGTTCTCGGTAACATCTGTGCCGTACGAATCGTGGCGGCGCTTCCGTTGTCTGGAATTATGTTGACAATGCTGGTCGACAGGATTGCTGCGTCAGAAATACTCGCTTCGTACACCCCAGAAACCAAAGACCACGCGCCGGTCAATACCGTCTTACCGGTGACCTGCGTTGCTTTCTTAGTCACAAAGGACAGGCTTCCGCTGCCATTCGTTTGCATCACCTGACCGCTCGTACCATCGGCCGATGGAAGTGTAAATGTGGGGCTTGTGGCGAGGTTTGTTGGGGCCTGTAAACGGATCCCGTTCGTGCCGTTGTTGGCTGCCTCACGAAAAGAAATGTATCCAGCAATGCCGTTGTCCATTGCGCCAACCGAAACTTCCCTTAATTCTACCGAGTCGCTGGTAAAGACGGCTACCGGGTGCAGTTGGGTACTATCCTCAAGGGTCAATGTCTCGCCGTTCATATCGATGAGCCGTGCCCCTTGCAAAGTCACATCGTCGGTGTCGAGTTGTTTCGAGTCAAAGGTTATAGTATCAGTTCCGCTTGCGGTGGTAATAATCATCCCTCCGGCTGCGACCAGCGTGAGGGTGTCGCCCGCGCTGTCTGCTACCACGTTAGATTGACCAGATACAGCGATATTACTAAACGAGTTAATTGTGCTCGCAATCGTTATACTATCCGTAGTCGCGTTAGTGGTAATATTTACCCCCGTTCCTGAAACGAGGGTAACGGTTGCCCGCGTGTCGTTTGCTACTACGTTAGATTGTCCCGATACGGCAAAGGTTCCGAACGCTGGCTCTTCGTTTCCGGGGGTCCACGTCCGTACGTATAGGCGTCCGGTATTTTGTTGTGACCGTGTAACCGTTGCTACCGGGATAGCCGGAACGCCCGCCGTGCTCGAGAGTTCCCCTGCCGTCCCGGAAGCGTATAGAATCGTTCCTATGGCGTAGGCGTTCGTATTGATCCCACGAAGTTCCCCGTACGTACGAGCGTGGCCTGTTCCTCCGATAGCCAACTGCTCCTCCGCAAGTCCTACCAGATACATCGGGCTATCTAGATCCAAGTCGAACAGCCCTACCGAAACTTTATCCCCGTGGCTGCCGATGGCCTTGAGGAGCTTTCCTTTTGCAATGACGGCCCCTGAACCGTTAAATACTGCCATATCGAGAGCGCGAGGCGCTCCGTTAATCCACTCCGCAGAAACTTCGTCGTATATCAACGCGTCGTGGTCCAGAGGATCCGTTATCGTGACGTCATCGAGGTCATCGAGGGAACCTCCGCCGCCTCCAGTCGTTAAGCTAACTACCCCGTTACCTTCGTTCGTGAGGGTCCCGTTTGCTACTTTGATCGTATTTACCGAGAGCACATCCACGGTTCCATCCTGGGTCAGCATTCTAAGCAGGCCTCTCCTGGCGTAAACGAATCCGCCTCCCTCGGGCTGTACCCCGTCGATAGGGGCATCGCACGCGCTGCGATCGTACGGGAGTTGGATTCCCAGCTCCAACAGCACCCCAGCCAGCACGTTTGAACCCGTTTCCTGGAGGGGCGTTACGGATGCGTTCACCACTTCGTAATCCTCCGAGAAAACGAAGATGTTGCCGCCGTTTGCTATATCGGCCAGGATATCCTCAGCGCATTGTTCCGCATCGCTTACTACCTCCTTTTGCCGCGTGGTTTTTGAATCGTAGTGGCTAGGCAGGTCAAAGATGTAAATCTCAAAATCCAGGGTCTTTGTGGTGTCTTCGTAACTGGCCCCGGTATACACTACGTGCATAAGAGGATACGAATCAAACTTCTGGAGGTCTACGTCCTCGGGTGCTCCAAAGGAGAAGGAACGAATGAAGAAATGATTAGCGGCGAAATCCTCAAACCGCTTCATAATTGTGTTCAGGGTGATCATCGCCGCTGCTTTATTTCGTGTGCTAAATCTTTCAAAAATGCAAGATGTTGTAGAGTTACGTTAATGGGCTTTTCCGTAACCTCATCCAGCTTGAGGAAATTCTCTCCCGCCATTTGGTAAAGGGCCGGATACCACCCCCATTTATCCGAAAGCGCCGTACCTCCTCCTCCGCCTCCAGCAAAGACGCTTGCAAAGTTTGTAGCCGTGTTATTCTTGAATTCCAAAAAAAAAGCAGGGCCCCCGAGAAGAGGTCCGCTGGCATTTTCTTGAACGGCTCGGGATCCTCCTTTGCGGTGTATTTTTTCAGGGCGTATTGATCCCCTACGTGGTATTTAAGGGGCCGGTACAGGATGGCCATCAAACGGTGTGCATTCGGCCAGAAATCGGCCTGAAACGCCTCGGCATCGATCCACTCCCCGGTGGTGAATTCATCCCAGTCCTTAATGAAGCCGTATTTCCTTCCCTCCAGGGTGATGACAGGCAAATGCCTTGCCACTTCTTTGATATTGTTTACCCGGTGAAGTATTTCGAATATATCTCCCATCGGCACCCTACGTGCTTCTGCCTCGGTGATTTGGCAAAGGGCCTGGATCTTTTGTACTTCGGTTGAGGGCGTGCAGAGCACTTGAAGTTGCCCGAGCGTTAGCTGGCCCCAGTTCGTAGGATAGCGCATCGAGGAAATAACGGGAATGTTTGATTTCCTCAAATGTAAGGCAAAAAAAAAAGCCCCTAAGGGCTTGCAGGTGCTGGGGTCATTCCTCCCATTCGGTCCAGTACCAAAGATCCTGCATGTACAGATCATCGAGCTGGTGCAGCCGCTTCTCCGGGTCCAGGGATAGCTCGACCCCGTATTCGCGTTCCAGGATTTCCTCCAGGGCATCCTGAGTGGCGGCGTAAAATATCCCGTCATCGATTACGTATCCCTGGTTCATTCCGGCCCCGGTAACGGAGCAGTAGCGGGCGTAGGTGTTGCGTGTCATCTTGAATTGTTTAACGGGTTAAACTTCGGCAATGATTTGGAAGATTACAACATCTTCCATTGCCAGGATGGAGGCCAGGAGTATCCTCGGCCGATGAGGTCTTTGTAGATGGCCATCGCTTCTTTCCAGGAGGTATCATCGAGCGTTCCATAGGCCCAGGCCACGTTCGTCATGTTTTGCTCCCGGTAGTGTTTCGCGGCGTGCTGGGACACGTAGCAATCCACGAGGCGATTTGCTAGCTGCATGAACAGCATGTAATCGTCATTCGGGAGATCCCAAAATGGGCGAGTATCAAAGATAGCCCAGGCCTGGTCGTAAAGCGGAGTGAGGTTGAGAGTTTCCATTGCGGTGTTGTTTGAGAGGTTAAAGAGGGAAGAGAAAGCCCCGAAGCGCCTCAATTCCCAAAAATTTGCTTGCCAAAGTCAATCGCATCTAATAACTGGTCGAATTGACGGAACATCAGTAATGTGTCCTTGTCATCGAGTTTTGATACGCAGTAGCAATCGAACTGGGGGTGCTTGCGAACTTTGATCGTGTAAACGCCGTTCGTGAAGTAGGCCAGAACTGGGGTGGTGAAGGAAGAGGTCATTGTGGTGGTTGTTTGATGGGTTAAAGATCAGGTCTTTCTTTCGGGAGACAACGATTAGGGCTATTTTTTTTTAGCCCTCGATGAGGAGGCGCTCGATGTGGGCAATCTCTGCACGCTTGAGGAGGATATCCGCTTTCCACTCCCGGATCTTCTCTTGGAGCACTTCAATCTCGATGGAGAGGCGGAGGCGTTCTTGGTCGGCTTGCTCCTGGCTCATTTCTTCTGGCACCTGGATTGATTCGCAGATTTCATCTTTGAAATCAATCATGCCCTCGTGGAAACGGATGTTGGATTCGAGCTGATAGATTTGCTGCTCAGCGGTAATCTTGCGGTCTTGGAGGTAGTAGGTCTTTTTCATAATCGGGGTTGTTTGATAGGCCAAAGATCACCCCGCGGTTTCATTCCGCAACGATTTTCCCAACTTTTTTTTAGCCGAAAAGGGAAGGGCCACGGAACTGGCGTGTTCCAGCGAAGTTGTCCAGGAGCGCGAAATTGCCCTCGGGCCTCCTGGCGTGATCATCATTCGTGTCGATAGGTAGGCCCTGGGGAACGTCCTCGGCGCATTTGAACACCCTGGCCCAGCGGAGCCCGTGCTCCTGGATCAATGGATCCTGTCTGCCGCCTATAGAAGCCGTTAAAGCGAGGTTCGAGGGTATCTGGCCTAGACGGGCCACCCAGTACCCCAGGGACTTTGTATAGGCCCAGAATTCAATCTGGGGCCTTCTGCTTACGTATTCAAGCCAGAGGTCGAAATATGCCTGGTTATAGAAATCCCCAGCCCCGTGAATGCGGATTGCCCTGGCTCCTTTTGGAAGTTCCGGGATCATTCCTTTGCGGCTGCTCTCGAAATTGTCCCAGCGGGATTTCCTCACCCCTGGGAACCGCTCCGCGTTAGCGGCGTAGCACCTGTACTCTTTATCCTCCCGTTTGAATTTCCCCGTTTCGCGATTGACGGAGACCTTGCATTGCAGGGCCATCGGGCACGTGCTCCCGGTAGGGAGGTTCCATTCCCACACCACGCCCGTGTAATACCCCGTCTTCTTTGTGAAGGCCATCGCTATCCGATTTTGTAGCGCCCGAAGTTCGGGTTGCTCTGGTTAAACATCGCGGCGTACCTGGCTGCATCGATACCGTGGTTAAAGGCATCCACGGGCTCATTTAGGATCTTGCCATTCTTATCCTCCCGCCACTTGTAGTTGCGTAGCTCCTTAATGAGGTTCAGGGAATGAGCTGTCACGGCCAGTGGTTTGGATTGCAGGAACTGGATGCCCGCCCGAACGGAATCCGGCCCCTTGCGTGCAGGGAATACGTTTAGCCCGTAGCCGTGTAGTTCGTCTATCGACTTCGGTTCGGCGCTGTCTGCGATTACAGGGTTCTTTCCAACTTCCAACAGCTGAAAGATTTGCCTGTTGGAAAGCCCCGTTCGGTAGAGTATCTCATCCAGCAGGAAACCTTCTCCGTCCCAGTACACCGCTACGCAAGCCGTAGGGTCATTTGTGTATCCGAAATCCAGCCCGTAGGCCAGGAGCTTGAATTCAGGCCCTATGTTGTCTCGCTGGGTCCAGTGGTTGAAGACGGTTGTTCTGGATTGTCCTCGTTCGCCGAGGCCGTAAATCCTCCAGTAGTTTTCGTCGGATATTTTGAGCCGTTCAATTTCTGCGACCAAACTAGGGTCGAGGTGTGGGTTATCCTTGAACGTCGATTGAAAGAACGAGGCATCTTCGCGTGGTATTACGTGGTCATAAATCCAAGAGAATTCATCAGACGGGTTGTAGTCCAAAAGTATGCGCCCAGTGGTTCTGAGCAGCAGCTGCCTCCAATCTTCCAGGTTGAGTTCATTCGCCTCGTTAATGAAAAGGATATCTCGTTTGCGGCCCCGCACCTTCTGGGGCTGATCGATGGAAATGAATTCGATTAGGTTCCCTTCGATTACGTATGTGGCCTCGCTCTTGTTGTGATAGTCCTCGTTGTAAAGACCCTCCCGTTTGATGATCTCAAAGAAATCCCGCATCACCGAGGCACGCAATGCAGGGAAGGTTTTGCGGCAGATAGTAATCACCGCTCCCCCGTTTGGATTACGGTAGCAAAGTTCGATGAGGGAAAGCAGGATAGAATACGTCTTCCCGCTCCGGGTACCGCCCTGGTGTACCTGGATGCGGGAGGCGCAGCCCCTTACATCGTAGTAGGTCTTTGCAAGTTTCAAAGGGCATCTCCATCAAGCCAAGAGAGAGGAGCGCGTTCCGTTACTTCGATTTCATGGCGCTCGATGTATCCTCTCTTCTTGCCTTTTGTTTTAAGAAAGAAGATCGTGGCAGCAGCGTTTCCCTCCTTAACGAGTTTGTATAGATGGCTCTCTACAAAATCAGTAACACTTTCCTGGATTAAATCGATGGCCTCTTTGTATTCTTTATCCTCACGCATCCAGGTGTAATGAGTGTTGCGGGAGATGTTCGCCATTTTGCAGGCCGTGGAAACAATACCTAATGAAGTTTCCATCGACTTCAGCATCGCCTCTTTTTTTGCTGTACTCTTTGTCATTTAATTAAGCTGAGAAACTCGTTGCGTGCTTTATCGTCATCCTTGAAGTATCCCAGTAGTTTGGAGGTTCTGGTCTTAGCTCCTGGCTTTCGAACGCCCCGCATACTCATGCAGGTATGTTCTGCGTCAATTACCACGGCCACCCCTTTGGCGTCCAGTTCCTGCATTAGCCGATGAGCTACCTGGGATGTGATGCGCTCTTGATTCTGGAGTCTTCGGGCATACAATTCCAGGGTGCGTGCTAACTTGGAAAGCCCTACGATTCGCTTATTTGGAATGTAGGCGATATGCCCTACGCCGTAGAATGGCGCTAGGTGGTGCTCGCATACGGAATGGAACGAGATGTTGGTTTGAATGATCATCTCATCCGTTCCTTCTGCATCGAAGGTTGTGAAATTGAAATCTGGAGGCGAGAGGAACTCTTTCCAGAACTTGAGGTAGCGTTTGGGCGTTTCCGCCAGGCCCTCCCGATTAGGATCCTCTCCCATCAATTCCAGGAGGCGCACCACATTGTCCTCCGCTGGGGCCTCGTTCTCTTCCCAGGGAAACACAAGCCATTGCCCCCGGTATTCGGGATCCTCAATCTTATCAAAGGGTGCCCAGAACTCTTTCTCAGGATGCAAGGCCATCCAACGCCGTTTAGTGGCCCCAGAATCGATTAAATCATCCATGATGACCTCCGCATCCCCTGGGCTATCAACGGGGTGGAATAAGGCCGCTATAAACGCCCCTCCCCTGGGCACCCCGTAGGCCTTGATGTCGGAGCGTGGCTTGCCCTTGCGTTTCGCGAATTGTTCTGCGCACTCAAGTATTTTCCCGTACGAAATAATCAAAGGACGTTCCATTGTTTGTGCTGTTGGACGGAGAGCCGCCAGGGGTGATTCTGTTTTACGAGTTCTACGCAATGCGCCAGGTTTTCGTTATTGATTGTCCATCCATCCGAATGAGGCGAAACGAAATAATGATCGGCCTTGATCCCCGGTTGAGGAATGGCCTGGCCTTTATGACGGACGTAGCGTAACTCCTGAACGCCCTGGGGAAAATTCTTCTGAACCACGTGCTCCGCAACTTTGGGCGAAACCACAACGTAATCCAGGTTTGAGGGAACCGGGAGCAAGCCGCTGGTTTCTATACACTGGTAATAGTTTCTTTCTTTAAAAAATGCCACTACCTCCTCAGTCAGTTGATCCGCCGGTTCCCCTCCGGTCCAAATAATGTTCTCGCAATGGTATTGAGAAATCTTTTGAGCCAGTTCCCCCCAGGAGGTGTTTTCCCCGCTTTCGAATTCAGTGTCGCAACGGATGCCCATTGAGTAGCACGCGTGCTTGGCTTTACATCCGCTGAGGCGGATAAAGATGTTTGCGGTTCCTGCCCGGTGCCCTTCGCCTTGAAGAGAGTGGAAGATTTCGCTAACTCGGCAAATACTATCGGCAACATTCATTGTGGTTCAAAGATTACGGCTCCGGATTTTGTTTCGGCCAGGGACACCCGAGCTACGGGCAGAAAGACCTTGAGGGTTTCGTAGAAATGTTGTGCCATGTTCTCGGCGCTGGTTTCAAATGGAAGCTCCCGGTAGGGCTCTCCTGCCTCCTGGAGGATCTTGGCTAGGGGATCCTCTTTGTACAGCATGAGGTAATGATCGTAAAACTTGAAAATAGGTTCTGCTTTCTGATCAATATCACTGAACAGCATTGCAACGTCTCCCTCAAATTTTTACCAAACGAAAGTTACCTCAACGTCATAGGTATGTCCGTGGAGCCGCCCGCATTTTTCTCCTGCCTGCTTATTGCGGTGCCCGGCATAGAAGTGGTATTTCCTAGTGATTTTCATTCTTGATTGCCTGCATGAATTGTGTACTGCTTCTTGAGGAGTTCTCCAGCCAGGGCGTACTTAGAATAATAACCAATACGCTGTTCATTGATTTCCAGGTATTTAGAAACGATACCTAGGATTTTATTCCGATACCGATCATTGAGGGCCTGGATGTTTATGTTCTTATTTCTGGCCGTGTGGGTTTTGTTTCCGTCATTAAACTTGAGTTGGCCAAATCTGTTGACCTGTTGCCACGAAGTGCTATCACTGCTAGTACAAAAGTTTAACTCACGAAGTAACTTGTTTTCTGTACAACCGAGCAAGTGGATATCGATAGACGGTTTCTTGTTCTTGATGTAGTGTGCTAGCTTCTGGGCGTGGTGCTTCTGTCCCATCACCCTGAGCTCGGGTAAGGAAATAGCAATGTAATCGGAAAACTCGATCATGCGGTCCAGGCCCTTCTGTCCGTCCTCTTTATGAAAGACATTCATTTGCCGATTGTTTGGCAAATCGGTTTTCATTCTGGTTCTGAATTCCCAGGCCTTCTCTACCCCGAGGACTTTCTGGCAATCCACTTCCACGCAGGTGGCCTGGACGTTGTATTCCTTTACGAATTCAACCAGGGCCGTGTACCACGTCTCTACATCCTTCGCGGAGCGCTGGCCTGCATGAGCCCCGAACATGAGCGTAAATAGCCCTGAATCCATGATTACGTGCCTCCCGGAATCCGTTAGGTACTTGGCCGCCCCAGGGGTGCAGCCCGTCATTTTCATCGCTTTGATATTCAGCTTATGAGCGATGAAAGGAAACACCGTGAATAGGGAATACTTGATGCCCGAGCACTCGTGCAGCACCTCGGCGAAGGGTTGATTTTCTAGCCCAGCGAAATGAACCTTGAGGTTGGATTGATTTGCTACGATCATCGGCTCACCCTGGCTCCTCCCGTTTGCTCCTCCCAAACTTCGGCCCAGGTAATTGCAGGATCTATTTCGAGGATTTCTTTTGCTATGTGCTCGCAAGACCTTCCCTCAAACCACCCTCTCTCCCCGTATTTGGTGCTGAAGTATTGTTTCATTGCATCCCGTTCCAGGAAGATTTCCCGCTCCCTATCGTCATGATTTACTTCGAATGCAACTCGCATCGTAAAGGTATGGCGGTGTGGGAATTTTAGGAACTCCACCTCTGGAATGGCATCCACCCATTGATGAAAGCCCTCCACGTTGAATTGAATAATGACCTCCGTTTTCATTTCTGGGCCATTACCAAATCGAATACCACCTTCTCCCTGGTTCCTCCCATCACATCGAGCTTGCCCGTGATTTCGGCATACTCCTCGGCCGTGTATTCCAGCACAAGTGTGGAGGCGTTGTCCTTAGGATCCTCCTTTTGATTTTCATCAAAGAATTCATCCAGGTTTATATCCTCTCCAGGTTTCCAAACGTCCAGTCCCCAGGATTCAAGCTCAGCGGGATCCCACTCGTTTGCAAGGATATCCCAATCCCATTCTCCGTACCCGATGTTGTCTTTGATGATGAACTGCTCTTGTTTGGCTTCTTCCCAGGAAACCACGTGTATCGCTACCTCCTGCAATCCTGCCTCAATGCAGGCCCTGAGCCGCATATTGCCCCCGAGGACCATTCCATCGGGGGTGCAAACGATAGGCCGTACATCCAGCATCTCAGGAAACTCCCGAATGGATGCAACGAGCTTTTCGAATTTATCATCTTTGATTACCCGCGGGTTCTTCGGGTTATTGCGCAAGCTAGTCAGCGGGGCGCGTTGAGATCCAAGTTTCTTCATCGTGGTAAATTTCGCCTAATACGTCCTTAGCTACAACTTCTAACCAGGCCCTGTCGGCCTCATCCATTTGCCGGATTTCCTCCACGCCCTCCTCCTTTGCCTTAAAATGGATTTTAAAGGCCCAAGAATGCACTCTGCCCTGCTGGGCGTACTCCAGGATGTTGCGGGCAATTTCATAGCGGTCTCGGGCCGTATAAACGGGCCGCTGGATTTTAGCTTTCATTCTGAAACGGTGTAGACACTGGGTGGAAACGGAGGCGGTGTTTTGTCCTTTTTGGTGGCGTAATAGGCGCCGCGCACCTTCTCCCGGATTTGATACTTAAAGTCCTCCAGGATCCTATCCAGGTCCCGTTCGAATTGCATGTCCTCTTGCCATTCGTTAAAGGATTCCGGAGCGCGGTCCGGGATGCTGCTGCTCTGGACCCTGGGGCCTTCAGCCGTGTAGTAGTTCTGGGCCATGTGTTCTCTCAGAAATGATTTGCGATCTCAAAGAAATTTACCTCATCAAGGAAACACCGGAGCCAGCCACTCAAGATTTCATCCTTGCAATTTTCTGCGATAAGCTCCTCCGTCATATCCCGCAGGCCCTGGGCTTGATCGCCAGGTTTCATTTCATCCCAGTTCTCCCAAATATCCCGAGGGTCTAGGCCATCGAAGAACTCCAGGGCTACACGCCAGGTGTAGTAATTGCTCCAGCCGTTATACTTTTCCATGTTGTTTGAGGAATTAAAGTTCAATGTGGATGTAAACGTGAACGGGGTGGCAAGTGCTGTAGAAGTTACTTACCGCGCACCGGGTAAAGTGTTCCGCGTTTCCGCATTCCAGATACGTTGCGGCCCTGGCCTGCTCATAAGAGATTTCCAGTTCCTGGGCAACAGCCGTGGTGACGGATTTGATCCAGGCGTTGAGTTCCGCCGCCTCCTCGTCTGAGAGGATGGAATAATCGGCGTTGACGATTGCGGGCAGCAGGTGTTCGCCGAGGGAGTAGGTATCGAAGAGTTCCATGTCTGTTGTTTAATGAGGCGAAGATCATCCGGGTCCTATGTACCTGCAACCTTTTGGAAAGATTTTTTTTCATCCCCGTAGGCCTTAGCGCAAACGGCCGCCCGTTGAGCGGTGTCTGGGAATTCATTGCGCATCGTGGGATCCTGCATGCAGCGCTCCATGAACGCGCTCGGTTTCTCGCTGGACGTAGGTTTCGGCATCGGCATCGATAACGGATTTCAAAGTTTGGATCATTTTTTGAATGCAAGTGGAGCAGTTGGTGACCCCTTCGTTCGTGTGGAAAGTGCGGTTGTACAGGGCTGTTAATCTTGCGTTCTGCTCCCTGCTGAGGTAATTCTCCAGCGGCCCCAGGAACTCCTTAATCTCGAGGATCTCCTGGGGAGAGATTAGTGCAGGCCATTTCTTGAGGGGACAGGCCTCCGTTTTGAGAGATGCCTTTGCGGGCATGAAACACCCGCACAGGGTGCCTCCTTTGACCTTCTTGCGTTTGAGAAGGGTACCACAGCTACGGGTGGAGGCGTTGTAGTGCTCGCAGGCCTTACAAACCTCCAGGCGCTCGGCCCTTTTGTTTTGCGTCACGAAGAGCATCGGCGATGAGTTTCTTTGTTCGATGTAGGGACTGGTAAAGGGTGGCTGGCTTAATGCCTGCCTCCATTGCAATCTCGGAGAGCTTGTGGCCATCCAAGTACAGACGGATGATCATGCGGTCAAACCACTGGAGGCGATCGATATAGAGTTCTATTTGCTCCAGCTTAATTGAGCGGTCAGCCCCTGGCTCGTAAACCGGTTCAGGGGTCTTGGGTGGATCTTTGAGGGTGTATAGCTGTTTGAACTTGCCTCGGGTTGCCTCCACATACATAGCCGTGCAGAAATATCCCATCGGCTTCTCTTTGAATTCCTTATCGATTACACGGAGGTACGTGTGGGAAACCAAATCCACCGGCTCAGTGCAGAAACGTGCGGCCACCTTGAGAAGGTAATCGTAATTCGCCGTAACGAATTCATCCCACAATGTTTTCGAGGATTTCAACTTCGTGCTTGTAGTGGCGAATCATGCGTTCGAGTTCGTCAATGGAATAACGAGCGTGGCCCTGGGATTTAATGAAAATCTCCTCGGCCGTTCCCTGGCCGTAGGTGCGATCGATATTCATGCCAAATTCGAATTGCCTGCCCCCGTTCATGTTGCAGCGCTTGCATTGAAATTGCACGTTGATAGGATCCCAGCGGGTTGAGTACTTGGCCCGAGTGATGAAATGCCCTGCATCCACTTCTTTCCAGTGGCGGCGCACCCCGCAGGTAAAGCACTCGGCATGTCCCGTATCATCGCAAACCCGTAGGCGAATGTACCTGGAGAATACATGATCAAGTTTCGTAATCAGTTTCGCCCGTAGAGTTGCCATTTCGATTCCTGTCCCGCTCTTGAATTTCAGCCCGTTGTTGCGGGGACAATTTAGAACCTCTTTTCATAATCTCATCGAACGTAGGCCTGGCCTCGGGAAGTGAATTAATGATCTCCCGGAATGAGCGTACGCTGCCCAGGGGTTCCTCTTGGAGTGCCTCTTGGTAGTGTCTCTCCCGGAATTCACAGGCCACATTAACGTCATAATCCCTAAGGGCGTTGCAGATAGTGGGCGTATCGAGCCGCCCGTATAGATCCACCTTACCCCGTCGAATTTGGGTGAACACCTCCCGCACCTCCTCAAGTTTCAAGCTAGGAAATTCCTGGATGATATCTTCAATCGCGGTAACAACATCCTCCTCATTTGAGAAGGTGTTGTTGACCTTGACGTTGCGGGAGAGCGTAACTAGCTCTCTGCCCAGGAATGCCCTGAGGGCTTCTGGGGCCTCCTTATGCGCCCGTGAAACGCTTATGCCATTCCGGTGTATTTCCTCCCTGCTTCCCTGAACTAGTGCCTGGGTAAAGTCCTTTCCAACCGTTAGCGATTGCGAGGCCGATGATTTGACGAGCTTGTTCATAATCGTTGTTTGATATTTTCTGAAGGTGATGGAGAGCTACCTGTTCCGATTGCGCGGTGCGGTACTGGAACTTGAAGTGCTCCCGCTTGTAATCTTTCCAGGCCTCCCAAAGGTCAGGAAATTCCTCTTGATCAAAGGGCATGACCAACTCCTTTTCTTTTCTAGCTAGTTTAATACCCTTAGTTCTATCTTCTAGGTTAGTATGTGTTCCTTTTGGAAACTTCTTTTTTTCCTTTGGGATAGCTTTCTGCTTCTTTTGGGAAATAACTGGCTTCTCCTGGGAAACTTCTTCTTTGTCCAAAATCTTCCCCAGGGAAAACTTCCTGGCGTTTCCTCTCCCCTCGCGGATGATGTGTTGTGATTCGATTAGGTTGAGGATGATTTTACAGATCATTATTTCTGAGCACTGGAGGCGCTCGGCGAAATAGCTGTTCGATGCAAAGCACTCACGGCCTGAATCGGTAAACCCAGCCACTTCGCAAATGAAGAGGCGCTCGCGAACGGAAAGCTCTTTGAGATTCCAGATGCGCTCAGGGATCCAGAAGCCACTCATAATTTCCAGGATTTGCCGAATAGGCGGTCCTCGGTCCTGCTTACGGCCTGGATGATCTCTTCAAACGACATTCCACTGACCTGGCTCCATTCCCGAATGTATTTCAGGAAATTACAGGGCTTGTTTACGTACCACGAACGCAAGGCCTGGTCACTCACGTTGATACTTTTGGCCGCTTCATTGAGTGTCCGAAAGTGTGTCAAGAACATAATTTCGAGCGGGGTTCTTGCGCTCGTATTGCTCAATCCATCTGTGTGTTTCTTCATCGGTGAAATTTCCTAGACGTTTAATACCTGTAAAGTTTGCAAAGGGAGAATCTTTCCAGTAAACCAGAAGATCCGTAGGGGTGTTTGTGTTTTCGAGAGGTCTTGATCGTGGCATCAAAGGATTTTGTTTCGAATTTTCAAAAGGCGCAGGGCATAGGCCTCAATCTCCTCATCGAGGTCATTTGGCCGCTCTCCCATGATCAAAATGCATTGAACGGCCTGGCCTACAGCCCAGGATGCGTCAATGCGGCGCTGAATATCATCCGGCCTGCCTCCTGGCTGGCCTGCCTGGGGCCGTTGCAGTTTCCACTTGGTTAAACCCATCGCATTCGGTTTGGCCTCGATGATTTCTACTTCATCTCCGGCCTTCCATTGATCCGGCTTCTTGGCCAGGACCTCTCCTGCGCGGTTATCCTCCAGGATGATTTCCATGCGGTAAAGGAGCCCGTACTGGCTTTCCCAGGTTCCGTTCTGGGTTACTTGTGCAATTTTCATTTCGCAATGTTTTGGTGATGAGATTCGATGTAATCATTAAGCTCTCGAACGGCTTTCGCTAGGTTAAGCAGATGCCATTCGATTCCGTATTCCTCTTTATTAGCTAGGCGTTTGGCGTAGTACTCGTAGTACGCCCACACGTCATCCTTTATCTCTTTCATCAGTGCCCTTTGTTTTCGATTACCTGCTCCCGCGCCATATCGCGGAACATCGGGTTATTGATCACCACGGCCGTAACGTCAACCCGTTCGGAACCGCTAACCAGGAACACCTGTAGGATATCGACGCAATCTCCTGCCCAGGAGCCGTCTTCATCATCCGTGTAGGCCTCAAAATGGACTTCGAACTCCAGGTCCTTGATGTAGATGCAATCTACTTCGATAAGCGTGTAATCAATCATGGGAATTGTTGTTTGACGGCTCCAAAGATACTGCCCAGGGATACCCCTGCAACACTCCGGCTAAATTTTTTTTGGGCCTGGGGCTGAAAACAGAAGGGGCCGCCCCGGATGAGCAGCCCCTTAGAGGATACAACTAGCGCATTTACGGTAGTTAGCCGTCTATTTAGCTGCATCTACCCCGGGCAAAGATACGCAAAAGGGGCAGCCCTCGTTAGGACCGCCCCTGGCTCATCAAACAACAAATGAACACGCCGTAGCGTCAGGGCAAAGATAAAGGCCCCAGCCCTACGTTTAGGGATGAGGCCTTTGAACCTGATCGAACGCCTAATAATCGCGGCCCAAAGATATGCAGAGTGGAATGATAGCAACGGCGCAAAGGAGCACGCTAGGCCAGGTAATTCCGTTTTCGATGATATCGTAGCACGCCGTGGACGCGATTAAACCGCCTACCGTTCGCTTAGCACTCCATCGGGTGAGGTCTCCCTTCGTTTTGAACGCCTGAGTTAAATCTAGGCCCCTTAAAATGCCCCAGAGAGGGTTCATTTGGTCTTGCCCAGGATCACCGCCGAGAGGATCCGCTTTACCACGTCCGTCCATTGATCGTCCTGCTTCGATTCCGTCAGGGCCGTATACGTGCCCAAAAATCCCACCAGGGCCAGAGCTAGCTCGGCCCAGTTTTCTACGAAGAAATCCCACATCTTTACTTGGTTAAAGGTTAATCAACTGGTGGCTTGGCTTTCGGATTGAGCTTGAGG